CCGGCCGGCATGGAACCGTGGCGAGTGCTGCTCTGGTTTTGGATGCCGGCCGGGAAAGTCTCCGAACTTGAGATGAAAACGCAGGTCCCCTACTCACAGTGGGTGGACAAGGGATTTATCGAGACTTGCCCGGGGAACGCAAACGACTACCGGCTCCTGACGGAGCGGGCTAAATGGTGTAAGCAAATGTTCGATGTGCGAGAGATCGCATACGACCCTTGGAACTTCAGGAGCACAGCTTTGGACCTTCAGGACGCAGATTTCACGCTCGCTGAAATTCCGCAAGTCTTCGCTTATTTATCGGCGCCCACCAAAGACTTTTTAGTCGCCTACGAAAGTGGTCGATTACACCACGGCAACAACCCTGTAATGAATTTTTGCGCTCGGTCTCTTTCTCTCGATGGCGACCGAAAAGACAACGTTAAGCCTGATAAACCCAAACGCGTGAAAAGCAAAAAACGAATTGACGGAGTCTCGGCGGCTATAACGGCATGGAGCCGGGCTATGGTGCTCGCAGATTCCGGAGTCGACCTCGATGCTTTCCTCAACGATCCGGTAAGGCTCTAACGAAATGGGCTTCTGGGCCGAGTGGGGGCAGCGGGCGATTTCTGGCCTACTTGCAAGGTGGAACCTTGACGGAACTGGATACACAGGAATTGGCGGAGGGACCAACGCAGGAGTTGCAATTGACCGAGACCTCGCGCTGACGGATGCGACTTTTTACTCCTGCATGAACTTGATCGGGGGAACGATTGCAACCCTTGGTTTCGAGGTCATGCAAAAGAACAAAAACGGCTCCCGCGTCTCAGTTTCTGACCACCCAGTAAACCAGGTGATTGCTTTCGAACCGACGATTCATAACACGGCGTGCGAGTACTGGCAAAAAGCTATTTGGGATCAGGAGTTATCAGGAAACGCTTACGCTCTTTTGTCGCGAGACTCCCGGGGAGAACTGATTGGGTTCGTACCGTGGGAGCCGGACCGCGTAACGCTCAACACCGACAAGCCGGCCGCGTGGCGGTATCAGTTTCGGCAGCCGATTGGCGGTGGTGACTGGTTTCCGGAGAAGGACTCAGACGGAAACTGCAAGGTGTTTCACCTCCGTAACGTTTCCATCGATGGAAAGTTCGGCATCGCTACTCCGGACCTTGCCCGGCAAGCTCTCGGCCTGTCGATCGCGACCGAGAAATACGGCGCGATGTTCTTCGGGAAAGGCGGGCGGGTAAAGGACATATTCTCCGTCGATGCCGTTCCGGACAAGACGCAGCGAGACAAGTTCAGACAGATATTCCGGGAGTCCTACGGCAACGCAGACAGTTTCCATGAGGCACTCCTCCTCGAGAAGGGAATGAAACTCGAGGGCAAGTCCGGAGCGAATCCGAACGAAGCACAATTCCTCGAGACGCAAATCCAAAACGCGATTCGTCTCTGTCGGTTCTGTGGCGTGCCTCCGACGCTTGTCGGCATCCTTGACCGAGCAACGTATTCGAACAACGAGCAACTCATGTTGCAGTTCATTACGTTGTCTCTGTCGAACCGCATCGAGCGTATCCAGCAGGCGACGCGACGGGCTCTGTTCACCCGGGACGAGAAGCGGAAAGGGCTGTACATCCATTCGCGGATTCTGAAGCTTCTGAGGGGTGATTCCGCGGCGCGTTCTGTTTATTACAAAACCATGATGTCTCTCGGCGTAATGAACGCGGAAGAGGTTCGCGACCTCGAGGACATGCCTCGTATTGGAACCCCAGAGGCTGAAGAGTATCGCAGGGCTCAGAACATCTTCGGCCCTGACACCCCGGCCGATGCTGGCGCGGCAGCCGGCGCTGATGCTGGCACACAAGCGGCACAAGACGAAATCAGGAGGTCGACGGCGTAATGGAATACAAAGATTTTCGATTTGAAGAGGTTAGCGCGGTCACGCCGGAGGGCGTTGTTAAGGGGATTCTTTCGCCATACAACAACGTCGACCTCGGAAACGATGTCGTTCGGCCTGGCGCTTTCACTCGTACCATGAACGCCCAGAAAGGGCGCGTTCCGGCTCTGTTGGATCACGATTTCAGGCAACGAGTTGGAGTCCATTACCTTGAGGACACGTCCGACGGGCTCGCAACCACTCTCCGATTGAACATGGAGAAGCAGATTTCTCGGGATGCTCTGTCAGACGTCAAATTCTGGCACGAAAACGGGCTCTCGTTCGGGCTCTCGATCGGATACGAAACGATCAAGTACAAGACTTCAGGAGACGTTCGCGAGTTACTTGAGGTCCAGTTATACGAAGGCTCGTTGACTCCGTTCCCGATGAACACATCGGCGAGAACGTCGAGCGCGAAGAGCATCGCGAATCTAATCGAAGAAATTAAATCCGGACGCGCTATAAGCTCGGCGAATCGCCAGCGACTCGAGCGCATGTTGGATGACCTTTCGGCACTTCTGAAAGCGGCAGAGACTGCCGAACCAGAACTCGCCATCGCGCAAGACGACCCGTCGGTAAAGACACTCGTCGAGCAACTTAAGCAAGCAAATCTACTCATGGAGTTATCTAGTGTCAACACCAGAAATTAACACCTTGCTCGAAGGTCTGGTTCAGAAGCATACCGACCTTATTACCGGCGTCGCGGCCATGAAAACAGAAATCAAGAATCATGGTGACGCGTCTGTCGAAACCAAGACTAAAGTCGACGGCATCATCATCGAACAGACGAAAATGCGCGATGAGTTGAAGGACCTTCTTTTGAGGTTCGAAACCAACGCATACGGCGACGGTGGGCCACTCGGAACCAAGTCTTTCGGTGATCAGTTCACTTCGTCCGAGGAGTACAAGTCCGTCATCGCTCGCGGCGGGCACCTCACCGGACCGGTTCAGTTAAAAGGCGGGCTGTTCCGAAAGGACATCACGTCGGATACTGTCGGTGCGGGGTTGCCTCCGGCTCTCCGCTTGCCCACGCTGATAGCGGCTCCCCATCAACCGCTACGGATTCGCGACCTGATGACGGTCATTCCCACGACGCTTACGAGCTTGCAGTACGCCAAGTACACGTTCACGAATGCCGCGGCGATTGTTATCGACACGACGCCTAACCCGGACGTTCGTGAAGGCGTTCTTAAGCCTAAATCAGACATGACGATGACCCCGGCTACTGCTACAGCCGAAACCATCGCTCACTGGGTGGCGGCATCTAAGCAAGCCGTCGCCGATATCCCAACTCTTCGGGGAATCATCGACTCCGAGTTAATGTATGGCCTGAAGTTCGTCGAGGAGGCAGAAATCCTCAACGGCGACGGTACGGCCGGACACCTCAACGGTCTCAACCATCAGGCAACCGCATTCAACACCGGGCTGTTAGGCTCGAGTCCAACGAAGCTCGACAAGCTGCGAGCGATGATTCTGCAAGCTGAGCTCGCACAGTTCCCTGTCGACGCGCACGTTCTCAATCCTCGAGATATGTTCGACATTGAAATTGCCAAGGATGACTTGGGACGGTACATCATCGGCAACCCTCAGGGCACCGTCAACCCGACGCTGTGGGGAATCCCGGTCGTAAAGTCGTTCTCGCAGCCGTACGGAACTGGGCTAACCGGCGCGTTTGCTATGGGCGCGACCCTGTATGACCGCGAACAAGCCAACATCGAGATTCGCGACACGCACGCGGATTTCTTCGTTCGAAACATGGTCGCGATTCTTTGTGAAGAGCGGCTCATGCTTGTTGTGACCAGGCCGCAAGCGTTCATTAAAGCAACTCTGTAAATCGTCTGCCTTTCCTGTTGGTCAAAGCGGGCTGTCTTTAATGGCGGTCCGCTTCTTTTTTTTGCGCCATGTACCCATATCTAACCAGTCGTTTCAATCTCGAGTACTCAGCGCTATACGTGTCAGGACCAACGACCGAGCCTGTAACCATCACCGACATTTACAAAGCTCTAGTCATTGAAGCGGACAACACTCCATACGATGCTGGCGACCTCGTGGCAAAGTCCCGAGCGGCCCGTATCGAGGCGGAGGGGATCTTGAATCAGAAGATTGGCCCTCAAGTGTGGGACATCGTAGTTGATTTCTGGCCTATGAATTGGCAGTTACCGCTGTTCCCGGTCTCGTCGATTGTAGGTATTTACTGGATTGATTGGGGCGGAGTAGAAAGCACCGTAGACCCAAGCATTTACGCGTACTATCCAGCACAAAACCGACTTTGGTTAAAACCCGGGTTCTTTTGGCCTGACGGGCAAGTATACCCCAACGGCGGGATTCGAATCCGGGTGAACGTCGGTATTTCGTACGCGAGCCTTAAAGACAACGTGCGCCAGGCGATCCTGCTACGCACGGGAACACTGGCCAATATCCGAGAAGACATGACCGTAGGCACCGTTGAGCAAGCGGCGAAGGTGGGGACCTTCGAAGCGCTCCTCGGCGCGACGCGTGATTACAGCGTATGAAGGTAACCGACAAGATTCCCGGAGGCTCTCTTCGGCTCATTATTGCGCTGTACGCTCCGACGCAAACCGGCGACGAGATTACCGGCGAGACTCTCATCGCGGCGAATGTCCCCGCGTCGAAACGAAGCATACCGGGCGCCTCACGAGAAGAGACAGCAGTCGGCCGCGAGGTCGCGAGGCAGTTTTCAGTATTTACGATCCGCTACCGGCCTGGTCTCGACACAGCGAAGTTTCTGGTGTTTGCCGGCGACCGCTGGGACATCGATTTCGTAGACGACATCAACGGCACACACAAGAAAATCGAAATCACCGCGAGGCTTGCAAGGTAATGGCACGTCGAGTCAGATCGAAAATCCTAACCGGCAAGGTGCTTAAGTTCGAGGGCATTCCGGAAATAGTCGGTAACGCCAACAGACTGATGAGGGAGTGCGGCTATCAGGGTGGCTCTGTGGCCCGGGAGCTAAAGCAAGCGTTTATGGTCGGAGCTCTCATCGTGCGCGATGAAATTCGCGACCTCGTGCCAGTGAGAACCGGGCTCCTCAAATCGAGCGTATTCGCGGCGTACGGCGACGATCACAAGTCCGACGTCATCGTCGGCGTGAGCTCTAAGAGAGCCATAAAGACGAGCAAGTCTGGCAAAACGGCGAGCTACGCGGGAGTCGTGGAGTTCGGGAACGCTCATCAACCCCCACATCCATACATGCGGCCCGGAATTGCTGCAGCACGGCCGACGGCGGCCCGGGTTATGAAAGAGGCTCTCGTTGTGGCGGTTGAAAAACTAGCGTCGCGGCTGATCTCATGACGATAGAAGAAGGGCTGAAATCGTTCCTTATGGCCGGGCTCGGGACGACCCGCATTTATTCACACCGGGCGCCCCAGGTTCTGCCGGCTCCGGTCAAAGATCCGTACGTCGTCTTTTACCGCGTCTCGCCGAATCCGCAACATACTCACCTTGGACCGTCTCCGGGTATCGAGCGGGAATTCCAGTTCAGTGTTTTCCATGAGTCGCAATCGACTGCGCTCTTGTTCGCTGACAACCTCCGGCGCCTTATGGACGGATACCGCGGCCTGATGGGGGACGTTCGAGTCCTCGGATGTTTCTGGGCGTTCGACGTTTATGCATTCAATGACGACGTAACGCCTCCACTTCACCAATTGTCGACCGATTTTCGGATCCATTACACAGAATCATGAACCCTTTCGCACGCATAGCAGCGCTCGAGGAGAGAATCAACAAACTCGAGACGGAGAAAGCAGACTTGGGAGCGACTCGCGAGACTCTCGAGGCTCATCAGACGGCGATAGCGGCCCAGGGGCAGACTATTCAGTCGGCCATGAACTCACTCGCGGCGCAGGGCGAGATGCTCTCTGGTCTTGCCGAAAGAGTTCAGGAAATTGAAGTTCCCAAGCGACCGAGAACCCATTTCTCGGGATTGCGTGCACCGGAGGTAAAGGCATAATGACGGGACATGTTACTCGGATCATAAAGAACCCCAAAACATCAGTTATGGGGCTCTTGAAGCTCGCCGGTTCGATATGGTTCGTATGGATTAATCGTCACTCGATTACCCCAGATGTGCTGATGAGGCCGGAGGGATTTCTGCCCGCGATGACCATCGTATCTGGGCTGAATGACGTGTTTTTTACCAGCGACGCAAAAGACGAAATCAAGGCTCGAGACGTCACCCCAGATACTACCGTCGTGATCGAAAAAGGGCAGTAAATGAACGCAGGGGCATTTTTTGCGCTGTTGTTCCAAGCGGTAAACGCAGCGCCTCTCGGCAGTTTATCTATCACTGAGCTTCTTACTGGACTCGCAGCAATTGCAGCTACGATTCTTAACCTTAGGCTCAACGCGACAACCAACAGGCTAAAGTACGAATCGACCAAGGAGCTCGAGGGCCTGAGGGGCGAAATCGTCGGGAAAATGGAGATACTTACGAACTCCTTTACCGAGAAAATCGACAAGATTTCCGACAAGTTTGTCCCAGGGCACCTTGATATTGAGCGGCGGTCTCAGCTCGGTAAGCAACTCGAGGACCTACGGACCGAAGTAAACAGGAACAGAGAGCGCATTCACGACCACGGCAACACGATCACCCAGGCGATTTTTGGACCGATCGAGAATATCCAAAATACCCTCAGAGACGCTACTCACAGAGTCACAGTATTGGAGGAGCGTGAACGAACGCTCTGCGACAAAGTGCGAACGATGCACGATGATATCCGCGAACTGTCGGACCGTATGAACGAGTTGGAACGACACAAGTAAGTCACACCCTCATTTAAAACTCAGGAGAAAACAACCAGTGCCTATTACCGCAGGGGTTCCTACCGAATCCTATACCCTTGATACGTACCGTAATGCTTACGGGACGCTGATTCTTGTCGCCGACGACGCGACGACGCCAGTATTTCACGTAATCGCCGGCGTCGGGAACATCGACGGACCGAGCACGTCGACATCTGTCATTGAGCGACTCACTCACTCAACCGGCAACAGATATAAGGGCAAAGACCCCGGAATGATTGACCCGGGTTCGATCAAGTTCCCTGTAGCGTTTGACCCGTCCAACATTTCTCACAATGCGGACGCGACAGCGAACACCGGACATCCTTTCGGCTTGGAATATCTGTACAAAAACCAGATCAAGCGCAATTTCCAGATTGCGACACCTAAGCCAGCAGGCGGTTACGAAGCTCGCCAGTTCCGCGGTTTCGTTTCAGAGCTCGGCGAGTCGTACCCGGTTGAGGGACGCATGGACCGCAACGTCACAATCCAGATTGACGGATTGATTTCCAGCATTACCGACTACGCGGGCGCGTAATTCCAATGGGAAAACAAACACCGACAGACGGCGTGAGAGTGAAACTCGGAGATTCCGAGTTCACTCTCCGCTACCCGTTTTCCGTATTGAAGGCGGCCAAGGCGGAGTTCGGCGGCTCTATTTTAAAACCGGAGACGTTGCACAAGCTCGACGAAGAGAACCTCGGGAAAATCATCTGGTATGGTCTCCTGGCGCATCACCCAGAGATCACGCTCGAGTACGTTGAGGAAAACATCGATTTCCCGACGTTCCCTTACTTCATGGAAAAGTTTGTTGAAGCGGTTTCGGCGTCACTCCCTGAATCAAAAAACGCCCAGAGCCAGGCGAAAATACGGACGATCACGAAATCGACTGGCTCCAACTCTGGGCAGTCGGAAAGTTCGACCTCGGACTTACCTCTGGCGAGTTCTGGGACTTAACTTACCGCGAGTTCGACGCTCTCTTTCAACGCTGGAAACTCCGGCGTGAATGGGAAGAGTATCTCTCGGCACTCCCCGCAAGCGAGATCCGTAATAACCGCGGTGGGCGTAAAGTGTGGTCTCCACTCGACATGATGGTCGTAACAAACCATCGACCTAAGCCGAAAAAGGGCGACCGTGACCCAATGTTCGCCAAACTAGACAACCTCATTTCACTCCAAAAACGATAGCCACATGCCAAGCCTCGGAAATCTTCTCATTGCTGTAGGAGCGGACCTTGCTCCGTTTAATGCGGCGATGGGGACACTTGATGACCGCCTCAATGACGCGGAGCGGTCGGCAAGTAATGCATGGTCCGGATTCGAGGCTCTCGCCGGCCGGTTGACGAGTGTCGGGACAACGCTTACGGCGGCGATCACGGTCCCCCTTGTGGGCATCGGTGCGGCGTCAGCTGTGGCTTTCTCTGGATTCGAAGCGAGCCTGAATAAAGTCGCGGCGCTCGCCGACGGAATCACGAAAAACGAGCTCGCACAGCTTCACGACCAAGCGATTAAACTGGGCGCCGACACGCAGTTCTCGGCGAAACAAGCGGCTGATGGTATGGCCGAACTTGCCGCGGCCGGATATACCGCTACTCAAACAATGGCGGCAATGCCGGGAGTGCTCGCTCTTGCGGCAGCGGGCGAACTGAGCATCAAAGATGCCTCAACTGTGGCGACTGACGCAATCTCTCAGTTTGCTCTCAAGGCAGGAGACACCGGGAGAGTAGCTGACGTTATCGCGAAAGCAGCAGCGGCCGGCAAGGATTCCGTTTCAGGCTTAGGAACGGCGATGTCGTATGTTGGCGGCGTCGCTCACTCGGCGGGATTGTCTCTCGCGGACACGGCCGCGGCCCTGACTGAACTGGCCAACGCCGGAGACCGCGGAGAGAAAGCCGGAACCCGGCTCCGGGAGATTTTACTCCGGCTCTCGAATCCTCCAAAGCAAGCGAGAGAAGCTCTCGACAGGCTGGGGGTTGCGGTCCTGGACACAAGCGGGAAAATGCTCCCGTTTGCGGACATCATCCAGCAATTAGCCGACAAACACATAAACCTGAGGGATGCGGCGAAAATCGCTGGCACTGAGGGCGCGTCGGGGCTCTTAAACCTCGTTACCGCGGGCGGCCCTGCCCTCCGGACACTAACGGCCGATCTCGACAATTCAAAAGGCGCGGCCGAGAGGATGGCGGGCACTCTCAATTCCGGTCTAAACGGTGCCATGGAGCGGATGAAAGGCAGCATCGAGACGGCCGGAATCGCTCTCGGTGAGGCTCTCGCGCCGTCACTCATCAAAATCGCGGGACTTATCGAGACCGCAGGGAATAAGGCGGCGGAGTTTGCGACGTGGTTCGGGAAACTCCCGGAGCCGGTCAAAGAGGTAACCATCGCGATAGCGGCTCTCGCGGCAGCGATCGGCCCGGTTCTCTTCGTCGCCGGGCAACTCGGGACGGCTATCGTCGGGATCCAGGGCGCGATTACCGTCCTGTCTCCGCTTATCGCCGGCATGGGTGAGGCTCTCGCGGCCGTTGCATTTAACCCGTGGGTGCTCGGGATCACGGCCGTAACTGTCGCGCTGACGGCTCTCGGCGTCTGGGTGTATGAGAACTGGGGACCGATCAAAGCGACAGTCCTGCAAGCGTGGGACGGAATTGGAGACATTTGGGGCGCGGCCTGGAAGCCTGTAGAGGGCGTGCTCACGACCGCATGGACAGGAATCGCGGGCGCAGCCAAGTCAATCTGGGCTCCCGTGGGCGCGTACCTGGGTTCTATCTGGGACGGCACAGCCGGATACATGGCGGGTGCGTGGAAGGGCATCGAGAGCTCGCTCTCGGGTGTCTGGAACAGCATCAAGGCGACCGCGGCGACCGTGTGGGGTGGCATCGTTTCGGTATTCGATGAGTTCCTGAAGTGGGTTGCGAAGATTCCCGGCGCCAACAAGCTGATGAATCTGGATGAGGCTTGGGCAAGCGCGAAGAAAGCCGAGGAGCAACTCAAGAAAACGACCGAGGCGACAAAGGGCGTTTCGACTGAAGCCGGCAAGCTCGGAACAGCGAACACCAAACTTGCCAAGACTCACGGCGAAGTTGCTGACGCGGCCGGCAAGGAAGGCAAGGCCCACAAAGAAACAGCGAGTTCGATTAAAGAGCACACAGACAAGAATTCCCA